TAGCAGGCAAATCTAAATCTTGTGGATGCAATAAGGAACATGTAAAAACTACTTCAAAAAAAATATCCGAATCCAACTTGAGAATTGCACAAAAAAAAGTCGGAACTAGTATCAATGGATTTAGGATTGTAAGTATTTTTAAGAAAAAAGGGGAGAACGTTTTTTATTGCAAAGCCATATGCCCGGTTTGTGGAAAAGAAACAGAAACCCAGTTGTCCAGATTGAAAAAAAATTATATGTGCGTAAATTGTAACCGTAATAATGGGGACTTTTTAAGAGAAATACATAAAAGCTGCTATGTGGATGGTTCTTGCTTGCCAAGCATTAGATCAAGAGAGAATGGAACTGTAAACAAAAATTCTAGCACAAAAGTAAACGGAGTTTCTCTTCAAAAAGACGGAAGTTACAGAGCCTATATAACATTTAGACGCAAGCAATATCATTTAGGTGTATATCTTAGTCTGGAAGAGGCAGCATCAGCACGCAAAGAGGCTGAAAAAAAACTCTTTGGTGAGTACATAAATAGTCATCAAGGATGGGAAGATGAGCTAAAAGAAATCGGAAAAAGGCACAAAAAGAAGTCAGAAAAAAGAAAGGAATTAAAGCAAGATGGAAATTAGGGAACTTCGAGAGCTGACTGGATTAAATCAACAGAAGTTTGGGGATTTATACTCAATTCCCAAACGCACACTCCAGAACTGGGAACTGGGAGTAAATAAGTGTCCAATCTATTTTAAATTAGCATTAGAGCGAATGGTGAAGGAAGATTTTAAAGAAAGGAACTAAATAAAGATGTATTTCCGTATGTAACCGCAAGAATGATTTAGAAAATTTAGAAAATCAAAAGAGGGAAGCACAAACGCTGCCCTCTTCTTTTTTATGCCAATATTTTGTTTATAACAGCCGTGTACTCCTTGGGGTATAGCAGCTTGATTGCTTCCATATGCTCATCTATCACCTGCAAGGCTTTATCTATAGGCACTTTACTCACAGCTTCTAAAAAGTCCGACTGTGGAGGCTCTGGTGCGGCTGCATACGCATATCTTGGCATTTGCTGTATCTCAACTGGCTCTGGTTCTGGTGTAGGGGAGTTGCGCTCTTGCACTATGTAGAGCATAGCAAGCTTTTCCACAGTTGAAAAGGTGATATTTCCATTTTCAAGCCGTGCAATCTCACTTTTTATCTCGTCCATATCAAGCATCGCTCTACCCCCTTTCCATCATCACTCCTGCAAAGCTTCCATTGCCTTTCTGAGTGCGCCTTTCTGGTTCTGGCTCAGATCACTGTTATCAATCATATCTCTGATCTGATCTGCAAGCATCGTGCGTCCCTCATCCATGCTGTAGCGTCCTCTGCCGTCTCTGCTGTAGTGTGCCCTCACATAATGCCGTCCATAGCTGCTACCGCCATCTGGCTCTCCGTCTCTGCTGTATCTCCATTTTCTGCCGTCTTCGCTATAGCCAAGCTTTTCTTCAAGCTCGTCAATGCGCAGAAGCTTTTCCTTCGATACGATGAGCTTGTATACTGTATCAAGATCACCTGCGGACATTTCACCCTTTTTGGCGATTTCTTCAAGTTCTGTGCAAATCATGCGTTTTAAATCTTCCATTGTTCCCATTATGCCACCTCCTTTTTCACGATTATTTCCGCTGTATTAACTGTAACCGTTGCACCCTCTACTACTCTTGCTGAGACTGTGCCACAGCAGCAGTCCACGCAAAATTCAGTTTCTGCACTCACTGACCAAACGTCAGTCGCAGCGGCAGGAACAACAGCCATCAAGGTTTCTGGTAGCCTCTCACCATCCAGAAAAAGTGCAAGCTGAATTGCTCCTGCAACTCCTGTTACGTTGGCATGGAAGTACACGAGGTACTTTGCAGGGTTGCAGCAAGTGCCGCCCTTGACAGTCACCTGCCCTGAACCTGCCCTGTGCTTGATGTTACAGCAACCCTTGATAATTGTGTTGGTATATGGCACTGCACCGCCCAGAGGGACGGCTGTAGGTGTGGTTAACGTATATTCTGCCATACTCGCCACCCCCTATCAGGAACAGCTATTGCACGGATTGCAGCAGCCACCCATGTAGCCATAGAGCTGTCCAGCAGGGAAGCTCGGAACTGGTGCAGGTTTAAGTGTCTGAACTAAGTAATTGTTCTGTGCCTGCTGAGATGCTGCAAGCTGCAAGCCAAAAATCTGCTGATTCTGCTCGGCAATCTTCGCGTCTTTCGCTGCAAGCTGCTGTGCGTTCAGTGCATCAAGGATAGCTCTTGCGTTGCTGTTCTGATTGTCGATGATATCGCGTGTGTTGGAAGCGTTGTTGTAGTTCGTCTGGCAGAATCCAGATTCTACACTGTGCTGCAAAGCATTGGTATTCATCGCCATGTTGTAATTTATACCTGCTATGGCTTCTCGGCTATCACAACAGCACTGTGCAAGCTGAGACTGCAAAGCATTTGCATTCTGCATAGCTGTGATATTGTTTGCGTTCATCTGCTGCATGAGGTTCATCTGCCCGTTGGCTCTGGATAACTCAGCCTGTGAAAAGCCGTTACAAAGGTTCTGGTTTACGTTTGAGAATCCAGTCAACGCGGTGGTGTTCTGGGCATAGAATCCATCACATAAGCCGCTGTTGATCGCATCGGATTTGCGCTCTAGCGATGCTGTAGAGCTATCAATCTGTCGCTGCAAGGTAGCAAAATCGCTTGCTAAAACGTAGTTATCAGCTGCGCCTGCACCTCCGTTGTTTCCCCATCCGTTACCGTTTCCCCAACCGCAGAACACGAAGAGGAAAAGAATGATGATCCACCATGCACCACCATCACCCCACATTCCGTTACCGTTATTACCTGTTACGGCTGCGATATCGGCAGGAGTCATACTTTCACTTGTTAAACTCATAAATTTTTCTCCTTTCTGAGTTTTTTTGTATAATCAACGCATTTTGCGTGATTTACTTACCATTGCTGTTTAACAACCCTTGAAACTGTTGCGCCATTGCTTGCAACTGATTGAGCTGTTGCTGATTGATTTTCCCAGAGGTAAGAAGCTTCTGAACCTCTGCTTTGGGATCACCAGTAAATGCTTTTTTAAACTGTTGGAATTGCTGTATCATCTGCATTGGATTTTGAAATTGCATCATCTACACTACCTCCGTTTTTAAAGTGTGCTTCCAGAGCCGCTAAACGCTGCTTTAAGCCGCTTATCTCTTTCGAGTAGTCAACAGCTTGCTTCTGCGTCTCAGTGCCTACGTTGGGCGATTCCGCACCCTTGCGCTGATACTCATATGTTTCCATGTAAGGTCGTCCAGAGCTGTCAGCTCGCTTTTCATAGAAAACTTGGCGGCTACTATCCCACAGTCTCACAAATCCATTAGCAGCTACAAGATAGGCTTCTGCTGCATTCTGCCCTTGAACCCAAATACGGTCATCAGCTGAGGGCTGAGGCTGCTGTTGTGTAAAATTCTGATAGCCCTGCATCTGCGGACTCTGCTGCATTCTCATCTGTGCTAGCTGATCTGGCACGGGTGGGCTATACGGTTGCCCAAAATTTTGATAGCCATAGTAGGGGTAACTCACTTCTCATCACTCCTTTCCCAAAAGTAGAGGGGGATTTCCTGCCCTGAGTCCCATGTATCAAAATAATTTCCATCCACTACCGTTACAACATGGCTGCCTAACGCAATCACATATACCCCGTGAGGGTGTTCAGCTGCAAAATCTGCGACAGTGTAGCATACTGGACATGATTCCGAAACTATGCCACGTTTAAAACCGTTCTGGCTCAAAAATGCACCCCACACAGCGTTAGCAGATGGCATATCTGCCATTAGCAAGCCTTGTATACATAGCTGTAGGTAAGTTTTGTCCCAGTCTTGGTTGAGAGCTTTGCACAATGCTCTTACCGTGCAATCTCCTACTCTGGCGGCTTCTGGATTTGGATTATACTTTTTATACATGCTCTCATTCCTCCTGCTCATATCATCGCACAAAGGCTTTGAAAGATACACGATGCAGAAACGATAATTTTGCGCATAAAAAAGAGCCTACCGTTTGGTAAGCTCAATTTATTTTTTTATTCAGTTGTAAGCTCTGCTTGTGTTTCTATCGCTGTTTGTGGTGGCTGATCTGCATTCTTGTTGTTGGCAGCTGATCCACCGATTATCAGCACATACAGCACCCATGCAGCAACGATGATGCCGCATCTGGCTTTACTGTCCATTTGAGTGGTTGGACGTAAAAGTAAAATTGTTAAAGGTACTGGAAAGATAAAAAGCCATCCCAAAACCCAAAGCCAAGTTCTTTTCTTTTCCTTCGGCTGTTGCGCACCTGCACTTGCATCCCATGTATAGCCGCAATCTTTGCACACTCCCACGGTTGATCTGATCGCTACAGTGTTCTTTCCTGCTGTGATCTCGCGTTGCTTCTCACGGCTAAAAGTTACATTTGTACTACCACACTTTGGACACCCTGCTTTGTTTGCTTTTTCGTTCTCTTTTAGCACCTCTGCCGAAAACTGAGTGCCGCAAAACTCGCATACTTTCGCATTTCCTTTTATACTCGCCCCACAGTTGGGGCATTTTATTGTTTTTGCCATAAACTCACCACCTTTTACTCACTCAAATCAAAATTGATAGTGATTGGGTCGGTAAGCAAAAGTTCTTGATATGTGGTATCATCCAGAACTTGAATTTTAAATTCCATCGTTTCCAAGTCCTCAAGGTTCTCAACTTCAACCTCGTCCGTAACAGTAAAAATTCCCTTTGCTTTCTTGTTTGCCTCCATACCCTCAGCAAGCATTGAGTATGTCATGATACCATTTACAGATGCGTCAGCCGTTTGTACACGAATCTTTTTGTCGGTAAGATTTTCGGCAGTAAACTTGATATCATATCTTCCGTACTCGTCTGTGATACCATCATACGTTAAGATAATCATATCATCTTGATAGATTACATCGCCTTCCTGTACTGCGGTTTCACCTCTCAGCTCCTTTAATTTGGTTTTCAACTCTGCGATGCGCTTATCAAGTTGCTGCAAAAGAGCTTCAATTCCCTCTATGCTGTCCTCGTCTCCTTCGATTACAGTTTGAGCCTCTGTGGTTTCCTCTGCCATTGTAGGTGCTACCGATGCCATAAGCATAGATGCAGCTGCAAGCGCATAAAATACTTTTCTCATGTTTCCTTCCCTCCGTGAGATATTTTTCTAGCTCATTGTACATCTTATTTTGGCATCCGTCAACGCTTTCGCTAAAAAAGGGAGCCACAAAAGCTCCCTAAAAATTATTTTTTTAATTCATTTGCATAGGCTACCAACCAAGGCAGAGCCAAGAGTTTATCGGTTGCAGAGTACCAATATTCTTGAAATCTTCTGGTACTTACACACATCTTTTCAGCTGCCTGCTCCTGCGACAAGCAATCGTCCAAGAGGTATGCAACCGCCTCTTTCTCCCTCTGGTTAAGCCTCGCCCTCATCAATGCAAACTCGATTATCGTATTGTCTCCGCAATTCCAGAATGCTTTTACAAGTCCTCTATCCATAGAATCACCTCGCCAACATACAAGCCACTAGGCACACGTTCACAGCCACGGATGCAATCAGCATTGCACGACAAAGCAAAAATTTCCTTTCTGCTTTAATAGCCGTCTCAATTGCATCCTCTAAAAGCATTCTCTTTGCATCCATACTTACTCCTTTTTTAAAGTAGATCCATCTACCCAACCATAGACTCCATCGCCTACGATGTGATAGTTATGCTTACCAGTCGCACAAAGCTGTGTAACTTTTGCTTTTCCTGCCTTAGCTGCTACTGGTGTTGTAGCCCATGCGGAGATATACTGCGCACCTCCAGAAAAGTATACCGTATCGCCCACGTTGATAGCTGTAGACTTAATGGCTGTGTAATCGTAGTACACTTCACCGCCCTTAGTATATGCGTAGCCACATGATGCACCTGGCCACACGATTTTGTACCAAAAATCAGCGGTTACTTCAAGTACTTCTACTGCCGTTCCCTTTTGGATGATAGCAAGAGCGTTTGCAGAGTCTTTTGCTCCGTCTCTAATATGCATTGCAGTCTTTGCAACTGCTGTTCCGATACCCTTGCCGCAGAAGCTTGTATTGCCCTCTAATGGCTTTGAGGTGCTGCCGCTTACTGCTGATCCGTTATCAAGGACTACCACGGTATGCCCCTGCGTACATGTGCAGAGGATATCTCCACGTTTTAAGTACGCATCAGTTTTGGTATACTTGGCATCTGTGATAATCTCAAAAATGTCCAAAGCTGATAGCACTACAACCTCATTGAGAGTGGAAAACCACTGCACAGCTTTTTGGATAGCATACGCAATGCAGGTGCGGACGAGATTGCTACAGTCGGAACTACACGGCTTGCTGATCTTGCTGCAATCCCATCCATACGGCTTACTAAGGTCGTACACGCCCCAACCGCCATCTTGGTTATAGCCGATATTATCATTTGCGCAAGCTGCTTCCATACACTGGGCGATACGCTCACGCACTGCATCGTCTTTTGCTCGGATGATAACCCATCCCTTGCTATGCAGATACCATGGCTCAATTGCTACCTCAAGCCCTGTCTGATCTCCTGCAACACCGCCAGATAATTTTCCGTTTTCATCAATTCTTGATGACCCGATTTTTACCATATTATCTTACACCGCTTTCTTCAAAATTTCTTGGTAATCTTTTCAACCCTTCTAATGCCATTTCCAGAGCTTTTTTCTTTTCCTCTCGCTCCGGATCATTGTAAGCATCAGCATCTTTTCTTACGCAGTTATCACGCATCTTTTCAAGCAGTACCTTCGCCTGTTCGATTTCTTTTTCTGTGTACGCTCTAGGCATAACTAACATTTCATGTCTCCGTTTCCTTGATCTGGCTCACGTTCATCAAGATACAAGTGATACCTGCCAGAACCACAGTCGACAAGCACACCTTCCAGTCTACCTCGGCAAGCATGGCAGAGGAGCCAATGACTCCAATTGCTGCCTGTGCCATAGTCTTAACGCATCTGATACCTACGGTTTTTAACCACTTCTTCATTCCTCTTTTTCCTCCTGTTCTAAGTCATGGATTCGGTGGTTTGCCACACCGATTTTCTCCATCACAACTGCCATATTCTTTTCAAGCTCGTAAGTCCGCTCAATTACCGAGTTGTGCTTATCAACTCTCTTTGCAAGCTCATCAAGTTTGTACTCCATCAACGCTCGTGTGCGCTCCTGTTGCCCTCGATTATTGATGAGGCACACAAGCAAGGTGACTCCTGCCGAGATACATGCAGGGATCAAGGTTTCAAGCAATGCCATGATTTCTAGTCTCCTTCTTTTGAGATTTTTGGTTTTCTTTCGTGTGCGGATCAGCACGCACCAACGCTTCAAAACGGTATATTTTCAAGTTTTTCCTCCTATCACACCGACATTTCTATCGGTGCAAGTGATTAACTATAGCCTCATTTAGCTAATTGCCAGTAGCCAAGTTCTTTTCCACGTTCAGAAGCAAGAGTAGCAATTATATTGTAGCCTTTATCATTATAATGTACATCATCGTATAGTAAAGATGGTGGTATTTTACCCTGCGAAATGGCTGTTATATCTTCAGCTGTTGGAGTAATCCTTGCATCAGATAAGCCATATTCAAGCATATATTTTCTTTGATTTATAAAATGTCTGCCAAAATGTATTGACATATTTTTTTCTATCGTTTCAAACGTTTCGGTAACTGTACTAACTAAGTGATGGACTCCAATCACAATATATTTTTTGTTGATAGGACTCATATAGTCAATCATTGCTTCTATACATTCAATCAGTTCGGCTGAGGTAGTAAACCCACCATTAGTTCCAATCCATATAATGTTAATATTATCACGCATTGATTTCATTGCATAAGTAATTAAGGGAGTTGGGCGAGAAACAATTACGGACTCTCCATTTTCGGAACGAGAAAAATAATATTTTCCATTTTCATAAGTAAGTGTACCTTCTACTCCGTTGATAGAACAGGGATTTATTTGTGCGGTCATAACATATTTACCTGTCGTTGGGTCTAATGCCGAACCGCCTTGTAACAAAATGCCAGTACTGTCACCATATATGTTAGTTAATTCAATTTCTACTTTACTTGCATTTGCAGGTATGGTAAATGGCTTTACAATATTTGGTAAACCACCTTGTCTTGAAGCTATGTTAATCGTGTTTTCCCCGCCTACGCCACAATTAATCACTTTTCTACCATCAAGTAAGCCGTGTAAAACATATGGGAATGCTTTAGAATATGAATCACCAACCCCCACTCCACGAATGAGTGAATCACCCCAACAATTTACAGTTTCTTTTCCGTTTATTTTAGAAATATTTATAGTTTCTATTTTATTAACTACTAAGGGATATGTCTGTGTTGGAAATTCATTCAAATACATTTCAACACCATTATCAGGTATCGTTATATCAGTTGTGAGATAAGTATTTGGCGAAACACCCATTTTTGCTGAATTTATCACTTTACCGTTCGAATCACATATAGCATATAACAATGTGTTTACAGACCCATGTGTTTGTGACATTATTCTATATTTTTCTCCACTAATAACGTTTTTGTGCATCACATAAGCGTTTGCGTTTTCATAAGTCATAACTTCATTATTAGTATCAATATACGCAACTTTATTTTCTAATAAGTTGTAATCAGACGAATCAACAGCAATTTCTCTCTCTTCTTTTTTATACAATTCATTTGAAGTGTCACCTAAATCCTGCTTTAGTTCATCAACTGATTTGCTAAGTGCGGAGTAATCAGATGGTATACTTCCTGCTACCTGCTCAACAATCTTTTTAGTAGCCGCTGCCACTGCATCGTTAACATCAGACTTAGACATGTCTGCACCATCTGGAATGCCTGCTGCATCTACCATCATGTAGATTGGCGCGGACTCAATCACCTTGTTTCCAGACTGCACCTTTACCTTGCAAACAACCTTTCCAGATACAGCAGTCATCTGCTGTTGGATGATCGCTGTTACCGTTCCTTTAGAGTATGTGCAGTTAAAAGAAAAGAACTTTCCATCTGGCTTTCCACCTTCGAGGGTTGCGGTTGCGCTGTCTGGTGCTGTCCATGTTCCAGTTGAAGAAAAGAGGTTAAAGACGAGCGTTCTTCCAAGATCATCATTCTGCGAAACGTTGATGATGATTGGAAGGCTTCTTCTTGGTGTCATATCCAAATCATAAATTGCTTTAATCATTTTTGTTCTCCTCTCAAGATTTTTTCATGGTTTTGTACCACTTTTATGAGATCGGCTATCAGTTCTTCATATCCGATAGCACCGTAAACCACTTTATCAGCTCCTCGGAACTCTTGAAGCAGTGCCAGATTATCCATAGATAATTCTTTGGCGGTTTCCTGCACCTCTTGATATACAAGTCCATGATGCACTTTAAGCTCACTATCAGCTTTATAATTATACTTCACTGGGTTTAGAGCCATTATCCAGTCTGTTGCAGTATCACAAGATATATCTTCAATGTTATCTTTTAATCGCCTGTCAGATGAATGCACAATCGTTCCGTTTACTGCTACTGTGCAAGTACCTGCCTCTGTATCATCAACTTTCTTTTTTCCAGAAAACGTAAACTCACTTGTCCCAGCAGGCGCAAGATAGTTTTGCAAACGTCCAGTGTAATCATACAAACTATCACCTGTCGTCACGTCTGACCCAGAGTGAAAATCACAGTATGCAATGCCCTCAGCTGAGTCGTTGTTACCGTAAAGCTCAATTCCGTAATTGATAAAGATTGCTTTGTCAAAGCAAACGTCTTGTCGCTCGTATATCCCTGTATCTTTGTTATATACTCCACCCTGCGAATACATAGAGCCAATTTTAAAGCGCCCGTCTGTGTTGATATATCCTGCACCAACTTTAAGCAAGCCAGAGTTTATTGTTACTTCGCCTGAGTCCATGTCGGCGCAAAAAAGAGTCTTTCCAGTGTTATCTACAACCTTTAGCTGTCCAGTATCTATATACGCTGCGTTGATGCCCACAGTGTAAATTTTTTGCAAGATTGCTGTACCGCTCCAATCTAAGCCGTTGTAAGTCTCACCACCATCAATAGAAAAAATTATGCCACCATCATTGATACGAATGATGGTCTGAGATTCTTCAAGGACTGGCTTATCATGCAAAAACCAATCATGCGCCCCACCAGTTCCCTTATCAGTGACATATAAACCGCTACCCTGCTCCACCTTCTTTACAAGCTCTGTGATAGCTCTTTTTCTAGCAGAGGTTTCCTTGTCTATTTCATCCTGCGCCGCCTGATCTATCTCTGTGAGCTTCTTGCTGAGGCTGTTTTGAGTACTTCCAACCGTGATACTGTCGTATTTATCAAGTAGCACATCGTACACGGTTTTTACAACTTTTGCAGTTGTGTTTATGCTCAAATCATCAAATATAACATTTACTGTATCGCAGAGGTTGACGGACTCTAATGCAGCTATATCTTTGTACTCTTCAAACTGCGACAGCACTACAAAAGATACTGTAAGGGATACATCAGGCACACCTACACCGTTCTGTGTAATGTAGCTTTCTGCCTTGGTTCTAAGCTGTGTGACTGTCGGCTTTTCCTCAAAGCTTGCCGAAAAATCATGTACCGCAGTCCGCTTATATGGGAAGTTATTCGCATACTTGCTGTAAACTGATACCTCTGGAAGTGTTACAACTTCTTCCGTTTCCTCACTCTTCCAGTATGGGCAGATACCAGTGATCGTATTTGCAATGCTTTCCTCTTGCTTTAGATCGGTGAGGTTCTTTCCATATCTGATTGTCACACCTTTATTCGATCCTCGGTTTTGATGTAGCTTTACAGTGTACCCAGCAAACTCATACTCTCCCTTGTAGGTATCCAAAATGCTCCCTTCTACACCACCAAGCAGAGCACGGCAAGAGGTCGGAACTGTAAAAGCCATTTTTGCTTGCGTTTCTTTGCTAGTCCAGAAAGAAAAAGGGTTGTCCTCTGCTGAGTACTTTTTGAGGTTATCCATTGCCTCCACTACGTTAGATGCTTCAAAGGGTGTTACTGGTATATGTGATAGCTGATATGAGATATGCTCCGCATTTACCTTTACAATACCGTTTAAAGGCTTGCTGATAGCGTAAATGCGAAACGGTTCTGGATCGGTTTTGTAGGACGGTACGGCTTTGATAATTCTTGATAATTCCAAATCCTTAAAATGCTGACCACTCAAAGGGTAAGTCATCGTCAACTCATATGAGCCGTTTCTTTCCTCAGTGACTTTGCAAGTGATCGCATCCACCAAAGCTCCTAAGCCTTGAGATTTAAAAAGCTTTTCGGTCGCTGCATATAAAATTGGTATCAAATCGTCCACCACCTCCCAGTAATCTCTATTGATTTTATTCCACCAGTAAAAGTAATTAAATTCATCCCAGATTTAAGCTCTGGGAAGCCAGAAGCAAGCACCACATAACTGTTCATGTTCATGTTTCCTCTGGTGCAGTCCATCAACTCAGAGTCGATAGTTACATAAGCCTGCAAGTTTAAACTCATCGAATAGTCGCCAATTTTTAGGGTAGATTGTCCATTTCCATATACTTTTATAAGTGGTTTTGAAGCAAACTTTGTAGGATTGAAAATTATACCTGCCGAAGTGAATTTTTCCACCCTCTCGCCCTCTATAAGCCATTTCTGGGGCTTGCAATCAAAAGTCACTGTGGCTTTTGCACTGTGATTGAGTGTCCCAGTTGTATAGGTGATGGCATCCGTCACAAGTCCCATCCTGTAGTACTCTGGATGGTGGCTATCCTCTAACCTGCAATAGCTTGTAGGGCTTTTGAGCCATGCGCTGATAGAGTCCGCAAGGCTCTCAAACCGATTTTTACACACTATAGTGTAGGCTACGGAGACATTTTCAAAGCATCCGTTATCTTTGATTAAATCTCCGTTCCTGCCAGGTATCGTATACTTTGTTACGCTCCTTTTGGGAGCGTTAAAGGTGTTTTGCGCTCCCACTAAAAGATCGTAGTCGGCAGAGGATTCGCCATTGTATATCAAGTAATGTATCATGCAAATACCCTCCTATTTCTGTCGTAATCGTCTGCCATTTGCTTTGATACCTCCTCGGCTACAGCTTCGGCAAGCTCTTTCTTATCCTTGTCATATCCCTCTATCACTACTGTTACTTGTGTAGGCTTCTTGTTTCCGTTCATCTTCTCAGCAAGCTTGTTGAGCCATCCTTCTGACTTTTCCAGAGGTACAACAGCCTCATCACCTTTTCCCTCTAGCAATCCTTTCTGTCCTTTTCGCAAGATACCGCCTTTTTCAAGCTCTCCAATTCTTCCAAATCCGACAGTCGGTATATTGATTCCAAAGTTGCTGCCACCAAAGCCCGGAACCCAATCTGGAATTGTTACTGAGATTTTGTTCATCGCTCCGATAACTGCATTTAAAGCCGACTCTATGCCAGCTATTGCACCGTTAATCAACTTGATAACTGCATTGATTGGTGTTTTTGCAAACTCTATAATGCCTGCAAAAACAGTCGAAAATGTACTTACAATTCCGTTCCAAGCATCACTCCATTTGCCTGAAAAGATGTTAGTTACAAAATCTAGCATTCCATCAAAAAGCGGCTTCAAAACATTATCCCACCAACTTACGATTGTATCAAAAGCCGTTGTTACACTCTCTGATACCGCCTTAAAAACCTCATCAAATACTGGTTTAAGATTTTCTCTAAGGAAATCTCCAATCGCTTGAAAACATGGCAAAAGCGTTTCATCTGCGAAAGTCTTGATTGCGTCCCAACAAGGTTTCAAGTGGTTTTCCCAAGTGTCTGCAATCATCTGGAATGCTACACTGACAGCTTCTTGTGCTGCTTGAAAAGTAGTCTCAAAAAGCGGTTTTATGTTATCTTCAAGCGAGGACAACAAAGCGGTAAATACTGGCAGCAATACGTTGTTCCAAACTGCCTCAATCACCGAAAAAACAGCCGTTACAACTTCACCGAGAGCATTAAAAACCTCCGTTGATATCGGGCCGATATTTTCAGATAGCCATGTATAGATGCCAGTAAAAACTGGTAGTAATACGTTTTGCCATACATCCGCAATTATCGCAAATGCAGTCTCCACTGCTGACTGAATGCCAGTGATAATTGAGTTGATAAGCGTACCATCTGTCTGTGCATCAGTTACAATCTGGTTGATCGCTTGCGCTAGTACTGAGATAACACCAGAGATAATATCACCTGCAAACTGGATCGCAGTTGCAATGCCATCAACAATCACATTAAGCACTGATAATGCAGTTCCAAACGCTGTGCTTTGTGTCCCTGCGTCTGAAAAATCAGTTACCAGGCTCAACAGATAATTGGAAAAATTAAGCACTGCATCAACTAATGGTGAAATCGCACTTGCAATGGAATCAAACGCACTAGAGAAAGCACTTTGAAGCTTTTCAAGCCAGTCCATGACAGGCAAGCTTGATATAAAATCAACAGCCGATGTAAATACAGCTTTTAAAATGTTAAATTTAGCAAGCAAACTCTGCCCAAGGATATTTGCAAGCCCAGTTAGCGGAACTGATACAAACCACGTTACAACCTGCCCTGCTACGCTGATCGCTTGCTTGATTGCTTCAAGAGCTGACTTCCCTGCATCAATCTTAGCTCGTGCATTATCAAGCTTGCCGCCTGTATCATCTGTGATACCTAAAAATTCTTTTACTGCACTTACAACTGGATCAAATGCAGAAAAAAGAGTTTTTACAGCACCGCCAATATCAGAAAAAGCATCTGCACCTGTTTTTTTGATCTGCTTAAACCACGATACCAGAGGTAACTTGGTGAGAGAGCTAAGTTTCCCTAGCAGCTTGGTTACTGCGTTATCAGCGACACCCCCAAGAGACTTTACCAGTCCCAGTAAGCCTCCAGAGCTTAGCCCATCGGTTAGGATAGTGATTGAGTCTGTAGCAAGGTCTACGCCGTCCTTGAGCGTCTTGGAAAAGAGATTGTAAAACGCAAGCTTAAGTCCATCAGTTGCAGAGCTTAAAAGGGTAAAAGAGCCGCCCAAATTATCAAGCTGAGTCTGTGCCTGTGATGCAGCCGAACCACCTGCATCTGCAAGAGCCGCTTTAAACTCGTTTGTTTTATCAGCCGATACAGCCGCCATCTTATTGTATGCATCAAGCCCTTGCACACCAAAGATAGTATTAAGGGTAGCGTTCTTTTGCTGATCCGTCATTCCAGATAATGCCCCTGTGAGATTATCTACCACATCGTTAAAGTCACGTGCAGTTCCATCAGCGTTATATGCAGATACTCCCAAGCTATCCAAAGCCTTTTTAGCCTGATCTGTAGGTGTGTAGACCTCAGACATTGCAGAGTTAAGCGCAGTCGTTGCATTCGAGCCAGTAACATTAGCTTCTGCTAATTTAAGCAGAGATAGTGTTACAGAGTCCGAAGCCTGCCCGTAAGCTGAGGCATTGGCAGATACACCAGATAATGCCTCTCCCAAACCGCTTACATTAGTATTTGCAAGGGTAGCACCCTTAGCCATCAAATCTGCATAGTATGCCGCGGATTTGCCCTCTTTTTTAAAGCCTTTCAAGGATGATGTAAGGTATGTAGCAGAGGATTCCATCGACATTGCGCCAGCCGAAGCAAGATCAAGTGTCGTACTTAAAAGGGTAGCTCCGTTGGCATCTTCGTTTAAAATATCAGCCGCCGACATGCCAGCCTGCGATAATATATTGATACCTTCTGCTTCGGTGGCTGTGAATTTTGTAGTCGCTCCCATCTTCTCAGCAGCAGCTTTTAAATCTTGTATCTGATCTACCGTCTTGCCTGTTGTAGCAGCAATCTGTGATACCGCAGTATCAAACGACATACCAGTATCAACCGATGATGTAATCGCTCCTTTCAGCAAATCAAAGCCTTTGGAGGCTACTGTGCCTATAGCATCTGCAATTAGCTTGCCCTTTGCTACAGCACGTGTAGCAAGAGATTCTAAATCCTCTTCCATGCCAGATGAGTCAACGGAGATTCCTGCCACCAGTTCAAGTATATTCACAGCCTCACCTCCAGTCCTGCCGCTTTAATAATTTTCGTTATGATCTCTTCTGCATCTTCTTCCTTTTTTGGCTTTCCATATGCCGCATCATAATATCGCTGCTGCATGATGTGTCCGCCTGCAAAGTTAGCAGTGTTTTCACAGATTTTTTGCAGCGCATCCGTCACATACACGCGATAAAGCAGGTTCTCTACGTACTGTGCATGTCTGCCTTGCACATACGCGAAAAAACCTGCTAGTGTTCGCCCTCTGTAATCTCCTATGCAGAGGTAAAGCACTCTCCGCGTCTCCTCGTCTGCGCTCAGGTAAAAAGCTTTACAAACTCCTCATCCGACATAAGATCAGTAAGATCATGAATAAACGATGCCATGCTCAACCCCTGCTTGTACTCGTCCTCGGTCTGCTGTGAGATAATAGCCATGATTTTAATTAGATCATCCTTATGCCCCTTGATGAGCGCAGGAATATTTTTCTGAATGCGTTTCAACGCAAAAGTAGTTCTGCTTTCGCCCTCTGGAAGCTCTGCCTTTTTAAAAATTGCCGCTGCTGCTTCATCCATTGCAATATTGGTTACTGGCACAATCAGTTCTGCAAGTACATCAAGTACCTGATCACCTTTGATATCTGATAATTTCATCACTCGCCACCTGCCTTAACGTATACTTTGTATGGCACTTCATCTGGATTCTCAAGGCTATAGTGTGCGGTATACTCAAAGGTAAAAGTACCCTTTGCCTTGTCAGTGGTCTGCAAGTTGAAGCCACCTGTTGAAAGTGCATTCTTAATGTTGATCGCGATAAATCCACCCTTGCCGTAATCACCCACAAACCAGATATCTGCAAAATCTGCATCTGTAAGTGTTGTACGAGGTGTGATCGTTGCCTTAGACGTGTCAATGTCTGCTGCTGCCGCAAGATTCTTAATCTGTTCTGCTGTTACTGCTACATAAGTACCTGATACCTTAATTTCTCGGCTATCAAGCTCTTTCAGCTCCTTGGTGTTCTTCGGGCAGTTATCAATGTCCTCGCCATAATCCGTAAAAGATGGAGTATCGGAGAAGTTGATGCCGCCAGAAGTTGCACCGATAATATTTGTTGCAGTAATTGTCCATGTCTGAGGATCAAACTCAGACATTAAAATGCCTGCATTCATTTGAATATGCTCAAATACTTTATCTGGCAATTTTGTTGCTGCTTTTCCCATTTTGATTACCTCGTTAAATATTCGAGTGTGACGTTCATGTATCTGCGTTTTACCGTCGGTGATGTCTCATCCGTGAGGGACTGACACCACGGAACACCAGTTTTTACCCAGATCAAGCCCTCGTCACACTCAATCAAATCATGTTCTAAGATATATTTTCTGAACTCTTCGGCTTTTTGGTTGGGAATTGACTCTGATTCCGTCCAAAACCACATATTGACTACTATAGCCACGTCAGAATCCCCAAAGCTGCCTGTGATATACTCATAGGTCAGCCACGGAAAAACTGTGTCATCAGGAACGGATGTGGAAGGATAAGCCGTCATGCCAAAAGCCGTAAACCATGCCTGTAGTGCCTTATCTTTACTCAACTAATCCTGTCTCCTTCCATGCCTTATGCAGTTTGTCACCGTTCCATGCAATCCAATCAACCATCTCTTCATTCATCGCCCATGCGCCGACAATGCTGTGTGAACCAAAAGCAAGCCCTGACTCTGCGAGGAAAGCATGAACAATCTCGTGCCTTAAAACATGCTTTACTAGTTCCTCTGGCGATGTTGCAATTGGATCGCTATCGGGGTCTGTCTCAGGGTCTACATAGTAAATTTTCTTTCCGTAGAAATCACACCATCCATCAGCAACCTCACACGTTTTATATTGGTCGCGGCTTACTCTGACGATTTTGTAATTGCAACCCATTATGTTTACCTGATCCATCATGTCGTTAACTCCCACTTCTCTGCTGTTACCTGTGCCATATCTAATCCTGATACCTGCGGTGATACCTTGTCTCCTGCATCAGAGGTTACGCGGAAGGTCTTGCCGTCCGAAAGCCGCTTGAAAACGTCATGATATGCAAGCTGGCATGATCTATGAGTCGTAATTGTAAAAACGCTTGTTACCCCTGATTTCTCAGCGACACGAGCGTCTAAGGATGTATCACGGCTAATAGCCGCCTGAAAGCCTGCCCCTTCTACCCATGTAGTCTGAAAGCCTCCTGCGCCATCTGGCACACGCTTTTTCTCAATCAGTCTACAATCTTCCATCATATTTTCTACAAGTTTCATATCTTCCTCCATGTGTGCAGGCGGTTTCTAAAAGCCTCCTGCCAAGTAGCCGTTCCAGTGCTCCCTTGAGTCGCCTTGGTATAGCTGTAGCCGCCAAAGGACTCTGACATATACGGTGTAGGGTCTCCGTATTTCTTCTGCCACTCCTCGATATCCAGTGCAAGATCAACGACTTCCTGCGGTATGCAGAGGGCGGAAATCGAACCGGTAAATCGCTCCTCCACTCTGCATTCGCAAGGATATCTGTACACCCCATCATGGAAGACAGAGCCTTGAACCAGAAAATATTGTCCCTCTTGCAGAAAAGTGATGGGCTGCTGTACTCCTGCATCATCAACGTAGATATTATTATCTCGGAGTGTGAAAACACCCTCATGTGTGCCATTAGGTGCAACAAAAAAGTTGCGTATGTGTGTTAATACCTGATACAGCATAGCCCCACCTTTCTTAGCCTAAAGACTTGATACGTGCAATTGGGATCGCCTTGTGATCAATCTTCTGAGTTTTTTCTGCGTTTTCAACGAGTGTCCAGTTCGAAGCTGTTTTAAAATCAGCTGGCATTGGAGACGTTGTGGTTGTAGGCTGCTTATAAGTGATTCCTCTCGGAGCAATTGCCTTGCGCTGACGGGAGATCAAAAAATCCTGTCCACCGTACTTAAACGGGTCACGAGTTGTTTCATTTGGCACTGCTGCGCCAATATCACAATAATCAAATGCACCTCGCCCTAAAATATAAGTTGTGTATGCGCCTGTATCAGAGTCAAACGGAGCATCATCATCAATTAGTACGGTTCTGCCGTTCCATGTAGCAAGCGTCAGATCTTTTTCAACTCCGTTTGCATCTACACCCTTGCCGTACTGTAATACCTGCAAGTTCTCAAGATTAGTAGCTACCTGAGAATGCGCAATCACAAGTGAAAAAATATTCTTGTTTGCACCTGCTGCTTTCTGGATAGCATTATTAAGTGTGGTTACACCCACAGTCTTTTCATTTGCTTCAGTGATGTCGAATGTGTGCCCTTCAACAAACTTGGCATCATTCGTTTCGGTCATGCCAAAAATACCTTCAAGGACAGCTAAGATATTAAACTGTAGGTTATCATCCCAGTAGCCAGATACCTGCTTTGCAATATCTACCATAAAATCATGTCCCGTGATATCTCTAGTAAAGTCCTTCTCTCCCCACGAATTAGCTCTACCATAAGCTACAATACCCTGCATATAGCTATCAATGCTATTAGGTGTAATCGTAGTTTTACCATCGTAGTTTTGGGCATCACCGCCAATTAAGCCAACCATAGGCAATACAACGTAGTTGCCGCCTGTCTGATCTGCAAGTAATGTTTTAAGCTCGTCTCTAATATTAAAAATACCTGCTCTTAAAAAAGCGTTCTGCTTAATTCTCGGTACGGTTTCAAGGTATTTTCCAAATACCTCACTGTTAAAGTGTTTGTTATCAAATACTGCCATGTATTACTCCTTTACTTAGAGAGCCATGTCTTAACCTCTGGCGCGTCTGGGTGCTCATTTGCATATGCCATCTTGTCCCCAAGGCTCATCTTCTCAAAATCATTTGATTCATCGTTCTTCGGTGGGTTCGGGAGGTTTGCTCCCTTCTTCTGCGTATCCACGATGTAATCTTTGTATTCCGTCTTGATGGACTTTGTAAGCTCCTCAGCTCCCTCAATCTTGCCGTCTTTAAGCTTGATATCGGAAATCTGCTTTGCGCTCGCCCTTACTACCAGATCAACCAACTTGTTGGAAACTCCTGCATCGGTAAGCAACTGCTTGTAAGCGTTTTCTTTCGCTGTAAGCTCTGCCGCCTGCGCCTGATCGCTCTTATACTTTTCAAAAGCATCGTGCTCGGACTCATACTTGGTTTTCCACTCGTTTTCCTTGTCGCTGTTGCCCTTCTGAGCTTCGGCAAGCTGAGTCTTTAAGGTGTCACGCTCGGTCTTGATCGCGTCTACCTCAGCGTGTGCTAGTTCAAGAATCTCAGAAATTTTCTCCTCATCGGTTGCGTTTTGGTTTTTAATGATCTCTCTAAAATCTGATTTTTTTAATGCCATTTTGCTATATCTCCTTTGCTTTGGTGGGCTTGCTTGCCCTATAGCCGTATCTGCTATGCTGTGCAGCTATCATAAGCATATTCCACTTTTTGATTGCTGTTGTATCAATCAAAAAAACTATTTCAAGTAAAAAGGAGAGCTTCTCAGCTCTCCAAATTCTCTCGTATAATCTTTGCATACTCATCCGTATGATTTGCAAGTGCAGGCTTCAAATATGGTCGCGCTTTCTGCCCATTCGTCATATGCCAGTTACCCTTGCTATCCTCGTATACCCACGAGGTTTTTCTTCCACCGTCAGCATACTTTCCAGTGCCCAACTCAACATACGGTGCATACTCTACATTAGAGCCTATCAGTACCTTGTTATCTCCGTCCATCTGGTGTGTAATGCTATTGCGCAGGTTTCCAGTATCTACTGGACATTTTTCCTTGGCATATCGTTCCGCTGTCAGTCCGCACTCCTCTAGTGCTTTTTTGATTTGATCGCGGCTGGCACGGATAACAGCATCAGTATTATCAATCTCAATTCTTATGCTACTTCCCATGTCTCTGTTTCCACTCCTTATAGCTTTTTACGCTGTGATCGTTTCTCCTCGTCTGGTCTGCATGTATCGTGATTGCTACCATAGTGCAGCGGCAGCCGTATACCTCGCACGGCTTGCCTTTAGGGTCAGCAGGGTACATACAGCCGTTTGGGAAAGGCTCGTCATACCTCACCCTTACTCCGTTTAATTGCCTGTGTGAATTTCTCACTTGGTTGTCGTTTGCCGACATCCATTCTTTCTGTATTTCAATCCCTATGGCAGAGGCACGGTTATAGCTTTCCTGCCGCCCACCATTCTGCGCACCTGTTATCATCGTCCTTGCATTGCTGATAGCTGCGCTGCGGTTCATGTTGGTGACGTTTTCTAGCCGTTTTGCTAAATCACTCACTGCATCCCCTTGTAAGATACCTTGCAGCACTGCATTCTGCACCTTTTGGCGATTCCATCGCTCATCCTTTGGGATATCTACTCTTGCAGGTGGTAGCAACTCAATCTCACCCTCGGACAGTCTCCTGATTGTGTCCTCGTCCAGAAGATCAAAGCTTATGCCGCTTCCCTTCTCAATCTCATAGGCTGAGTAGTTGTAGTTCTCGCGGAACACCTCAGGGGTAACGTCATTGATATAGTCAGCCGCCAATTTGTTTGCATCAGTGAGTCGCCTTGCCATCTGATCTCTCAAAGCTTCCCACCTCGCCCCTCGTGCTACCTGATTGTTGATCCACTGGAAGAACTCTGCATCTGTATATTTCCCTTCCATGTATGCGTTATACTCTTTTAGGTAGCGTGATTGAAACGTTTTAAAGTACTCCGTAGCCTTTTCTTTCAGTTCTTTGTGTGCTTCCTGATATACCTGTTGTAGCCGCTTTTCTACCTCTCTCAGCCTTTTTTCTGTGTATTTGTCGGAGTAACTACTCACTCAGTATCAGTCCCTTCCTCTTCGTCATCCTCGTCCTCTTCATCGTCTGCTGAAAATCTTTTAATTTCTTCATCCTGCCGTTTTTCAATTTCTGCCATCGCCTCTTCTGGTGTTAGGAATGGCAGATGCTGAATCACGCATTCATCAGAAAGGTAGTTTGCGGCTGATAATACCATGTTTGTCTGCTCACTTTGGTTTACAACTCTGTTCCAAGTAAGAGTAGGATTGTCGCTGATTCCTGCGAGTTCAAGAACCTTTTGCACGAAATCCAAAACATAATACTCAAAATCCGCACACTTATTATCTTGCGACTGATAAGCCGCCTGAATCTCCTGCGTAGTCTTTGCAGCTGCCGAGAGAGTGGAAACGTCCAGAGCTTGGAAGTCCTCGTATATATCACGTCTGAGAATTTCCAACATGGTGTTTCTTGCGTCCGTGGGAATCTCTAGTGTATGAGCTTCTGCTTCTGTGCCATCCTCAACTGCAGCTGCTCTTACGGACTTCATACGCTGAATGAATTTTGCAAGGTCTGGATCGTCCATACCTCCCTCATTTTTCAGTATCCAATAGAATCCTGCGGTATCATCAATATCATTTGCAAGTCCACTCTTGATATAATCGTAGCAATCTATGCTCTCTTTGATGCCTACCAATTCGCTCTCATGTGAGTCATTGGCATATAATGGGATGATCGGCAACTCTGAATAGTTGCTCTCAATTTCCTCATCTACTCCTACAGCCGTGCGTTTGATTGTCTTGATATAGCCATGTTTTCCATCCTTCGTCCTCACTGGGTCGTTGTTGGTCTGAATGTAATCGGTATAGCCGTCTGGCTCGTATAACGTGCAATGGAAGATAACATCTAACCCAATTTGGCGATACCAATACCTAATACCTGCCATTAGCTGTGATGTTTCCTCATCATACAGAGGGCAAAAACCCGGCTGTGATGGTGTATCAGCGTACCCGAACACTTCCAGATGATCCAGGTTCCAAAAACCGAACGCCCTACCGCCTGCCATTGCTCTTTTTGCTGCAAGCTGTAGCTTAAAATCAAAATCTTTTCCGAGCTTTTCCTTGTTTTCTGGCTTTTCCAACTTCAAGCCGTTTCCTAGTACATACTGCACTTGCTGTTGGCACAGTCTGCGGAAAAAGAGCGTTTTAAGCTTGTAATTTGCTGAGAAAATATCTTTTACCTGCTTACCGCTCACAGTATACAAAAACTTCTGGAACTGCTCTATTGTAGTGTTGTGCTTGTTGTAGTACCGCTCACCGTCTTTGGCTTCTGCGTACTCCTTTGTTCCTCTGAACTCTGCCACAGCTTCTACACAGAAATCACCCTTGCCCTCGTCTGGGACGTTTACTAAATCTTGATATGTTTTCAATCTATACTCCTTATAGCATATAATTTCCGCTTGCCATTTTTGCATCTAGTGCCGCCATGGTCTTTTGTACCAGTCTTTTAGTTTTTACAAAGTATCTGATAGAATCCATACAATGATCGCTTTCCTTTACTGGTTTTTCCTCTCCTCGGTCTGCCGCTTTTTCATCCCATGCATACGTTTTAAACTCTGCAATAGTATACTTGCAAGTGTTCATAAATTTCAATCTGCGCTGTAGCAGCATGGTAGATACCTGAGAGATACCATTGATCACATCATTATCGGCATCCTTTACATGATATCCACGTTTTCTTACTTCTACCTTTAGGGCTGTAGCAGAGGGATCAATGATGATTTGCTTTGGTCTGATTGTTCCTAGCATTGCTTGCAAGTCATCCACAAGCTCTGCAACCGTCTTTTGTTTTCTTTCCTCTCTGCCGCTGTAATAGTACTCTTTTAAGCATAGCCAATCATCTGTTCCTGCAATCCTTCGCCACAAATGGAATGTCGTAGCATTCTGAATGCCAAAGTCAGACGAAACAAAATAATCGCCTATTGTATCTGGCTCATCGTGCAGAACGCAGTCTTTTTCAGAAAAGTTATCATATATAAGTCCGTCAGCAGTCACCCATAGTCCCAACACATATCTATCATAGAATACACCAGAATATGTGTTCTCATATCCGTTTTTAATTTTTTCTGAAAGGCCTGGATTGTCGTCCATACTGAAATGCAGTCTCAAGGCATTATGCTCATCTGCCTTTTTGATCCACTCACGGTAAAACCAATGTGTCTGCCCTTCTGGATTGCAGTTGAAGAAATATTTTCTTCCATCCACAGAACAGCGTGCAAGTGCCTGCTCTACAAATGACTTTGGCATAAGTGCCACTTCATCGAGAAAGATTCCTGCAAGTGTTACACCCTGTATCTTCTGATACGATGCCTCATCTTTTCCACCATAAATGTAAAACGTGTTAGTACGCTTTCCATCGCTTACGACAAAATCGCCAGAGGTAATGCGAAGCTGCATTGAGAAATGTTTTTGCATGTACTGCATAGCCATCAGTGGGCGAATAACATTTCTCAAGCACGTTTTGTCCGTCTTGGAGCAGATACCAAAATTCTTTCCGTTGAACTCTCGCATAGCCCACAAGATGAATGCAACAGACATTACAGAGGATTTTCCTGATCTGATAGCACCATCGCAAATAAGTGCATCATACTTGCTGTTAGGGAATGCAAGCACCTGCAACTGTTTTTTACTTAATCTACCCATTCTCCCCCTTCCTCAAGTGCTTCAAGTGCGGCTGAGAGTGGATCTTTCTCCATCTCCTGTACCTGTACAATCTCACGGTCTGTTTGTCCTAACCACTGCTTGCCAAGCCAAATTGCCATAGCTGCGCTTTTTTCTGCCAACTGTAGCTGATATCGTCTCAGCCTGATCTTCCCGTTTGAGCTTTTCTGCTGATACACTTCCATATACGGCAAGTTATACGTCCTTTTGCACCAATTGTCTAATGTTTTATCTGTTACATCAAGCACTGCACATATTTCTTTTTTGGTGCAGAGTAGTCCACACAAGCCTTCAAAAGTCTTTCTATCAATCTGTTTTACTGGTCGTGCCATTTTAGCCCTCACTTTCTAGCAATACTGCTTTTTCTCCTGTATAGGTCTGCCACCTATCTATTATTGCGTCCGCATATTTAGGATCATACTCCATCACGTATGCAGTTCGCCCATTTTGCTCACATGCCATTATCGTTGTTCCGCTTCCCCCAAATAGATCAAGCACTTTGTCACCTGATCTTGTACTATTTTTGATTTGATAGTCAAACAATGGAATTGGTTTCATCGTTGGATGAATGTCATTTCTTATAGGTCGATTAAATTTTAAAATTGTCGTTTGTTTTCTGTCACTCATCCATGTATGCGCTGCACCATCTTTCCAACCATATAAGCACGGCTCATGATTCCATTGGTAATCCTGTCTCCCCAAAACAAATGTGTTCTTCTCCCATATAAGGTTTTGCCTAATTTTCCATCCTGCGTCATTGCATGCGGATTCAAAGTTAATTGCTTCGCTAGATGCATACCAAATATAAAAAGCAGCCCCCTCACGCATTACATCGTCTGCATTTTTGAATGCATCCCTTAAAAATGTTCTAAAATCCTTGCTATTTAAATTATCATTCTGAATTTTAAGATTGTCTTTTGTTTTCCCTTCATACGATACATTGTACGGTGGATCGGTTATCAGAATATCCATTTTGCACCCCCCCACCAGTTGCAAAACATCTGTTTTTTTCGTACTGTCTCCACACATCAGTCGATGCTTTCCTAACTGCCATATCTGTCCTGTTTTTGCCATTGGATCTTCTGGAAGCTCCATTTCATAATCATCTTCTTGTGCTTCAAGTTCCTCTTCAAGATCATCTAATACATCTTCAAAGCCAAAAGCTCCCATATCTACGTCAAGAAGTTCTTTTAATTCATCACTCAGAAATTCAGTCTCCCACTCTGCCTTTTCAGCCGTTTTGTTATCTGCCAGCCGAAATGCCTTAATCTGCTTTGGAGTAAGATCATCTGCAATAATGCATGGGACTGTCTCTAGCCCAAGCTGTTGTGCTGCCTTGTATCTAGTGTGCCCTGCTACAATCACATTTTTCTTGTCGATGATAATTGGGACTTTAAAGCCAAATTCCTTGATGCTATTTGCCACATACGGCACTGCATTATCATTCATTCTTGGATTCTTTTCATATGGTTTCAAATCCGTGATTTTTAAATCCTTGATTTCCATTCCTTCTCCTTTCTAATACAAGAAAAGCCGCCTTTCCAGACGGCTATGCACCCTGAGGGTGTGGCGAACCAGAATTGCACTGGGGGAGTGTATCAACTCAGCCACTTTTACCGCCTGTGGCTTATAGGAGGTGTATAGAGTCGTCAACAGCTTTCTCCGTACTCCCATATTGTAGAACTAATTTTGATTGCCGTTGTATCAATCCAATTAAAATCCTGCAAAATATCCGACTTTATTTACGAACTCACTTTTCCACCTTTTAATCGTTACCTCAGAAAAATGTAACTCGTTTGCAACCTTTAGGGTGCTATATCCTTTATAAAATATTAAATAGATTGCTTTATTTCTGTATTCCCAGTTATCATATACGGCTGTTGCTTTCACCGCCTTTTCCATCGCTTTCTCGATGTTCTGGAGCTGTGGGGAGCTGTGCCGCCCCCTCGCGCACTCCTTGATCAAACTCAAGACTACATTGTACCACCAATTAGTGTACCTCGCTTTGTTCAATCATCATCACCACCTACGGCACATACTGCAAAAACAATAGTTACAATGATACCTGCTAAAAATCCACCAATGAATAATGCCATGTTACCCTCCTTATCTCTCAGCCTTTTCGCGCTGAATCCAACTGTAAAATGTCGTGTATGGTGTGCCACATCTTTCTGCTCCCATTGCTGCTGTTATCTTTCCTGCAAGTACCAGGTTGCATACTTCGCGGAAATTGTCGGGGAAGTGCGTGCCGTACCCATCTTTTCTCTGCTTGGTTTCTCCGCTCTCCTCTAGCCGCTTTACTGCTTCACGTCTGAATCTCGCATGGTTCATCTTACATTTCTTCCCTGCTTCCGCTGCGTTAATCTTCCCTGCTTTCCACTCTTCGTAAACTTCTTCAAAGTTCTCTGGCAGCCCTTTCTTGTTGCTTGCATAGGTGTGGGTTTCCCCTCGCGCCTTTAAGATTTCTTGTGCGTACTTCTCAAAAGTTGTACAGCTTACTCTAATTTCCTTAGCAGCATCAACCGCAGTTATCTTTCCGTCTCTCCAACGTGTATATAACTCTTCTGGCAGCTCATTCTTTCTTTTACACACTCGGTTTCTCTTGGGCTTCTGCGTGATCTTCTGTGTTTCCTGCTTCTTCTGTGCCTTTTTTTCTTCATCGTTCCAGTGCAACCAGTTCTTGTACATGGGGCGGTTCTCGTACTTATTCCCCCACATTCCCAAGTCCATGTTGTGAGCACGAACATCTGCTACAGCCGCAGCTTCCTCTCGTGTAGAAAATAATCTTGTGCCTAGGTCGCTCTTTTTCCAGTAAAATAAATTATTGGCATTGTCGCCCACCTCTCTGTGTAAGCACACGGATACGCAGCCTAGCCCACCACTTTTCCACTTGTACGGAGATTTTATCACAGACTCCACTACCTCAAGTCCGTAAGTTCTGAACCCTTCCAGTCCCTTATATCTCATCGTGTAATCGCTTGTGTAGTACTCACATACACAGTATACTTTGTCTCCAATTTTTGGATTCCACTCACTTTCTGCCATTTCTTACCTCCTGTAATTCTTCCCAAAAATCACTTTAAAATCTTCATTGGGATATTTTCTTTCGAATGCCGTTTGTCCTTCTTCGTGCAGCTTTTCCGCTGCTTCTTTGCAAAAATGTACACCGCAAGGCGGTTCGTTGTGGTGGCTATGGCACAGCCAAACCTTTAAGCCATACTTCTCGGATAGCTTTCTGTTTGCCGTCCCTCCGAAGATGTGGTGCATTTCAAGCCCTGTGTCTGGCAGGGACATTTCTGCCCCTACCAGACTGCGGCAGACATAGCACTCTTTTTTTGTCTGCATTATACTTTTCATTTTTTCTTAGCCTCTAAATTAAAAATTTGGTTTCCACGGTTCTGGTTGTGGCATCCACGCCACAACCTTACTCATTACTTTCATCTTTCTGCCTTGTGTTCCAAATGTATGCCAATCAATCGTATCTTTCCACATGCTGTCTGTATATTCTGTTTTTCTGCAGATCGCTAAGAAAATTTCTCCTCTTTTGGTTTGTACGATAACTGGGTCTGAATCATACTTAGTAGAAAACGAATTTTCAACAGCTGTTTTCTTCATTTCTGGCAATCTCTCTTCACATGTCACCCACGTTTGTGCTGTAGGCTCTTTGTCAATTTCTGTATACAGCACATTCTTTAAAATCCTTGCTGTCTCAATTGCAAGATTTTGTTGTGCCAAATCTAAGCCTTGAATTTTACTGGCTTCTTCAAAAATCTGACCAAGTCTTGTTTTTAATGCATCCGCATCAATCAGTCTCATCTTCTTTCTCCTCTCTCGGAAAAGCGTATTCTTTGCTGTCCGTAAAAATAATGTTTTCTGGCTGTTCCTTGCACACCTCTCCGTTCTCGTACTCTACAATCGCCAGAGTATGTGAAACGATACCAGATGGCATACCACCAATAAATAATTCTTCTCTCACTGGGTAACTCACGTTTTCCCACTGATGGAACATCGCTGCTTTCTTTTGCAGTCCATGCTTAACGTAGCAAGGGCGAAGTCCCTGCACTACTTTTAATTCCATGTCCACTTTTGTTCCTCCCAGTAAAGTCTCTGTCCGCAGTTATCGCAATATTTTGTTACCATTGGAACAACTGCAACTAACTGTTTGCAGCATTCGCATCTATAGATATCTGATACATATTTCCCTTTTTCAATTCTGATTGGCTTCATCGGAATCTGCTTCTTAACTGCCTTAATCGCGATCTCAAGAGCCGCTTCACTCTTAAAACACCCCATTGCAGCTGTCTTAAGTCCATTTTTCCAAAGATTAGTTCCAAGCTCGTGCTCGGTATTGCCTTTTTTCTTCAATATGTCAAGCACCTCGTCAGAGTCCATCTCAAATTTAATTTGTTCAGCCATTTTCCCATTCCTCCTTTTATATTTTCAACTTAATTTTCTTCCCACAATACGGGCAGAAATTATACTTTTCCAACCCTCTAATACTCGCAAATGCGGTGTCTTTTCCGCAAGCTGTATGTACAGATTCCAAGCTTATATGAGAGCAATGTTCCCATGTACAATACTTCTTGTTTGCATCAACGCTTCTCTTGCCCTCACAGAACTCAACAAACTCATACGGAACTTTCTTCGTTGAGCCTGCGTTCCATTCCTCGGCTTTTACTCTAATATCTTTCATCGACTCGTCTCCCTTTAAGCATTTTTAGCATCATGTTTGAGACTTCTGGCAATCTCAAACTTTCCATGCATCCATTATGCAATCCGCTTTTTTCGTTCCATTCTTTAATAGGACAATGGTTGCAAAGTGTATTACTGCAAAAGTCTCCTATTTGTCTAATAGTTAATTCTTTTGCATTCATTCCCCAATCCTCTCTCGAATACGGTTTGCAGCGGTTTCTGCATACCCTTCTGTTCTCTGACCAGTTCCGATATACCTCATACCGTTCTGTATTGCCTCAATCTGCAATCTCTCCTCGGTATATGTTGGTATCTGGTAATAATCCACTCTCAACCGCTCTGGCAGCTGCAAATTCTCTCGCGCCTGCTTTACATATCTGCTATGTACCTCTCTAAAGGCGATTCTATCACCCTCTAAGTTCTGGCTATGGCAGAGATTTTTCCAACCCAGGCACTTTACAACCTCTTTTGTAATCGGACTCAAACTCTCAAGAGCCTCATCCTCTCTCATATATCCATACTTGTGCATCGCTGTCAGCCACTCAGCCCAACCCTGCTCCCAGTCTGGGAGTTGCGCTGCATTATCCTCTGCACACCGCTTGCGGATATCTGCGATTGTAGGTGGAAAGTGCTCCTCCATGATGTATCGTGCAGCTGCGTTCTGCACCTTCTGCATCGGGATATCTTGCAGCATCTTATACCACAGCTCAACCGCTGCATCAGAATCCAAAAAACCCTTTGTCGGATACGCTGTTTTCAGAATCGTTACTATCGCCAACCACGCTTCCTTCTCCAGTGTTAAGCCCATTTTTGATTGCCCAAGATTTGATTCCATCATATCTGTCATCACCTTTCTTTTCCTGCTCTCTCGTCACTCGGTTGCTGTAATTTCCGTCCAGAACCTTCACAAAGTTGTTCGGCATTACAAACCAATCAAAAGTAATCGCCCAACCTCGATCATTTAAACCCTGTAAGAAGTTGCTTACTTTGATTTGCTCAATAGCCGACAACACTTTATCTTTTCCATGCTCTCGGATTCGTGCTGACAACTTTCTATATCTTGCACTTGATGCAGCCATCTTACTGATAGGCTTGATTCCTAAGCTCTGCAACTCATTCCAAGCCTCTGCAATCTCCTTGATATCAAGTGAGACGCTTTGCGTTTCACAAGTCACATCGTCAGATTGACTATTACTTGTATTACTCTTGTATCTAGTCTCTGAGTCTGTATCTATACTCTTATATCTAGTATCTAAGTCTTTATCTAAACTCTTATATCTATTCTCTTTCTCTAGGGTCACATTTTCGTAACTGTCCGTCACATCATCGTCACATTGTGACACTTGCGCATAACATTGTGACGGAATATCATTGCATTGTAACGCTTTACGCTCTCTCATCCTGCGCATTCTCTCTGCACTATCGCTTTCTGTCCCTGTCATGGCTGCACACTCTGGCAAGATATACTCGTTTTCTGCATCGCCATCAATCAAGAGATTTTGAGCTTTTAAGAATGCGATTGTAACCTTTACATTCTCTGCATCCTCATCAAGATCAAGCGCAAGCTCATCCGCAAATGTGTCCTCGACTCCATCATAGTAGATTTTTCCATCCTGCTTTAAGGCAACTAAAAGCATCTTCAAGTAAATTACTGTGTAAGTATCGCCACCTGCGATTCTACGAAGCTTTTTAACTGGCTTGCTTTTAAAAAAATCATCTGAGAGCTTTAACCAATAGTACCTTTTCGCCATCCGTTTATTCCTCCTCTGCCTGCATCACCTGCAAGCCACAGCAAGGGCAGGTTACGGTATTGTATTTAGTATTATTCGCAAAAGTCGTTTTGTACTCACTCGGTTCTGCATCAAAAATACTTTCACAATACTGGCATGTGAAACGCTTCGTCTTTAACTTACGGTTGCCATACTTAATAATCTTCATTCTTTACTCCTTTCTTGCCCCTCTGCAATGCCTTTTAGCTTTTTGATGTGCTTTAGGCTATAAGTTATCACCTAAAACCTCAAATCGCTTTAAAAGGCATATACGAAGGGGTTAAACGCTATCAGTAATCTTTCATGTTGTTGCTGCCCTTCCAGATAGCAAGCATCCTCTCTACTTCTTCGGGGGTGATGGTATCAATGCCCAATGACTCTGCGTCCGATACCGTGCCATGTATCAAATCACTCATTTCTTTCGTGTTGTAGGTGGATGAACCAAAGTAGCATCGCACTATATAGCTATCATCATCCGCGCTCAAAATCTCAGTGTATCGGAACTTTTCTTTCAAGATATCCAGTGCCTGGGCGGTTGCTCTCAGGTCTGCAAAAACTCCGTACTTCGAGAGCTGCAAGAGGTAGATTGTCCACTTATCAGAGCCGAGACGTTTTGCTATCTTATCGCACAGCACCCAAAAATATGCATTTGCATCCAAGCTTCGCTTGCTACGGTGCTTTTCCGCAGTAATATCTAGCTTTTCCACGTCTTTTATTTCCTCTACCTCTCGCAGAGCTTTTTCTTTATCAGTCACGGAAAAAGTGATTTTCAGCTTGCCATCTAGTGACAAGCTCACGCTGTCAAACTTTCCAGAAACTACCATTGATCAACCTCAATCTGTGTTGGCGCAAAAACTAATTTTGTTCCCTTTTTGCTCATCTGTGTAACGATTTTGTAAAACGCTTTTGCACAATCGTTTTCACTATCATATTCTGCCACAGTCGCTTCGTTATGTTCGGTTCCGATGTATAAGCGGTTCTTGACATAATAGATGCACGAAAAATTATCAACGTTGTAAGCTTTGCGTCTTGATAAATCCACTAAAAACATTATTTAAATCTCCTTTAATTGAATGGTAAACCCTCATCTTCTACGCCGTCAGGAATATTCATCCATCCGCCCTTATGCTGACTTGGCGGTGTGTTCTTCTGTGCCTCTGCCATAGCAGGATGAGGTACGTATGACTCGCCCTCGCTTCTCTTCTCGCAAAACTCCTGCGATTCAATTACCACATCAGTGGTGTACACCTTCTGCCCCTCTCTATTGGTGTAGCTGCCTGTCTGCAAGTGCCCTGTTACAAGCATCTTCATTCCCTGATGCATATACTTCTCGCAAAACTCTGCCTGATTGTCAAATGCTACGCAGTTGATAAAATCTGCTGTCTGGTCTCCTTGCTTTGATACTCTGCGATCTACTGCCAGAGTGTATCTAGCAACCGCCATCTGTCGTGTGCCCTGATTCGCGTATCTGACTTCTGGATCACGTGTCAATCTTCCCATCAAAATAACTTTATTCATCTCCTGCACCTCCAAATCCGTCTCCTGCGGTAAAAAACACTGCGCTATCTGCGCTATTCTCGGTTTCAACTTCCTCAGTGATACTTTCCTCACCCTTAGGACGCTTTCCCATTCTGTACTCATACAGAGGGCATTCTGTGCAGGTACAAAGGCGAATCTCGATAAACTGCCCTGCTGTGCAATCCATGCACTTGGCGCGAATTGCTTTCAATGGTGTCAACTTTGCCATTATTTTTCCTCCTTAGTCTTAGTCGCAAGTAATCTCTTCTTGCAGTTTTGGAACTGCCCCAGTGTCATTTCTTCCAATTTTGCGATATGGTACGCTGTGCAAATGGTGTCCTCAGGCAATCCTGTTCTAGCTAACTCTGCCCTTATGATCTTAATTTCATCGGCAGATACAAGCATAGGTTTAAGCTCCTTCTGCTCTACCTTCTGTTCTACCCTCTTCATTCCCATTTGAAACACTTCAACCCCACGCTCGTTAGTGATTGCCAGGGCGGTTATCTTGCCGCCCTCAACCTGCATACTCTTTACTCGGAATCGATCATAGCAGGTATACCTCTGGTAATCGCCTGCGACTTGATCAATCTTACACTTATCGGCAGGAATCCAGATGAACGGTGCTGTATATAGCTCTCTTCCAATACCCCAACAGAAACATGCTCTCTTGAAAGCGTCCGAAGCCTGTCCTTTTTCCTTCTCGGTGTAGCTTTCTACACCAACATCCTGCTTCCAAATCCACTCTCTATCCTGCGAATCTTCGTGCAGCACTCGAATGCCTACGCTGCAAAAGAGGTTGCCTCCGATGATCTCGTATTTCTTCTGCCAATTTTCAGCTCCTGCGGTATCATCTAAGATATTCTGATCTACTCTTGCGTCTTTATACAGCAGGAGTGATACGCCATTTTTCTTTACGGTTGCGATGCGCACTTCCACATCATCCGCTGTCAATGCTCTAAATTTCATCTGCTCCATTTTCCTTTCTTTCTCTTCCCCTGCTTTCGCTGCTCTGTGAGGTTTTTCAGCAGGTTAGCATTTGCCATCCGTACTCTGGCAATCTCCCAAAGAGTACCGTTAAGCTTGCACAATACTCTAACCATAGCAGTAGCTACATCTACTACATTTTTTACGATTTCTGGCATTGCTTTCTCAAGAAAATACTGTTTGGGGTTCATGCCGTGAAGCTTCTTGAACTGCTTCTTTCTCTGCCGTTTATTCATCCTTCCACCTCTGCAAACTTATTCACGAAATACACCTGCCCTTTTCCTGTTACCTTAGTCGTTTTCGTAATTCTGATACTGCCGTCTGGATTCGTGATGGTGGTTTCCTTAACCTCAAACAGTTTCAACTCCATAGCTTTCTGCGTAGGCATATTCTTACTACTTCCACCCTTGATAAGATAGCCATTCGTGCGCATCCACTCGAAGAGCCGCTTCTGTCCAATCTTGTGTCCGTTCTGGCAAATGATCTTTGCCAAGTCTCCAATAAGGCAGGAGTCCTTACTGGATGATACGGCATCTGCGAAGATTTCCTTTGGCTTCATACGCTCGGTATCTGCAATAAGTACACGGTTATCAGTTTTCAATTTCTCAATCTCATTATTGGCAATCTTTAAGGCTCTTGCCATTACCTGCTCTGGTGTGTTCCATGCCTTTTCAAGATCAATGAAGTAATGGCGGTACTGTTTGCCCTTGTCAGTGCGCTGAATCATACAAATTTGCTTTGCCATGTCGATGGAGATTTGATAATCATTGCAAGTTGTTATAGGATTCTTTGGATTATTGGTCGCTCTTTTTTGAGCTACCAATATAAAGTCTTGATTTTCCTCAAATCCATATGCTGTCATCCGCGGAAACCAGTCTTTAAAGGCTGTCTTGATCTCAAGTCCCTCATGCAGTTCTCTTGCCGATACAGTCGGCTGCTCTGACTCGTAGTTTATCTTAATAATTTCTTCCATCCCTTCTCCCTCCTGCTTACTTGATCTGAATATTATTTGTGGTAACGAGTGTTGCACCATCAATGGAAGTACCTGCCTTTAATGCCTTTTTAATTGCTGCCTTATTAGGCTTTGGCTCTTCGTAGGTAAGGTACTCGTCAGGCAGAAATGCCCCTGCATTGATCTGGACGCTTTCTGACTTTCTCCAACCAATGGCAACCTTGCTTGTCTTGATCTTCTCGCCCCCTGCGGAATCCATAGACGCTTCAATGTACTTTTTGATACCCTCTGCCTTTTTTTCTGCTGCCGCCTGACGTGCTGCAAGGCGCATCTTCTCGGCTTTCAATGCTTCTGCCTCTGCCGAAAGATTCTTGTAAAACAATGCTAGATTCTCAAGCTTCTCCTCTCGCTGCATTCCAAGCTGTTCAAGCTCCTGCAATGCTTCTTCGTTTATGACCTCTCCTGTGTCAGGGTCTACTGCTGCTCCCCATGTCTGCTCAATCTGTGAATTGATTTCATACAGTGAAAATGCCATTATTCTTCTGCCTCCGCTTCTGCTTTCTCTTCTGCCTCCGCTTCTGCTTTCTCTTCACCCTTTCTTACTGCCTCTGACATCAAGCTGTAAAGATGATTTGCATCATGCAAATATGCTTCTGCTTGTTCGTAATCTGAATGGTTCATCGCAAAGCTAGCAGCATCAGTAAGATATCTGCGAAGCTTTGCAATTAACTTTTGGTCTGCAACATCAAGGCTAAAATGCATCTTGCCATCTATTCCTTCAAAAACATATCCTGTAACGCTACTCATTTTTTATCCTCCTTATTTTGAGCCAAAGTATAATGCTATTGCCAAGCTGCCAAAGACAACACATCCAAGAATCAGATCTGAGATACCCTTAGCAATTGCATCAAGGAATCTTTCGCGCTTCGCTTCCTTCTCAAGTCGCGCTTTGAATCCTCTTGAAATCTGGCACTGTAATGCTCTCTCTGCATTACTTACAAGCTTTTCTACTTCTAGTGTAGACTGCCAAATCACCTTCATTTTGCTTCTACCTTCGCCTGACGCATTACCTCAAGTCTGGCTGCGTCTGCCATACCTGATGTATAGCCAAGCAGGAATGTTCTATAGTTGCTCGGCAGGGTTGCCGCCTCGGTGATGATAAGTGGCAATGCCTCGCGCTGCTTGTCACTGAAATACTCTTTAATCTCGTTTAACATCATTTTTTCCTCCTTAAAAAAGTCTCTGCTGTGCGTTGGCTGCCGTGATCTGCTCCTCAAGTACTGTCGGAAGCTGATAGCAGTCAATGAAATCATGTACATCTGCAATATACTTACGCTTGATACTCTTATAGGTACTCACACAGCCATACTCTCTTTTCAGCTGGCTGTAAATATCCTTATACACTTGGCTTCTGATGCTACCGTCTGCGTATGCCTCGCTGTCCTTACCGCCTAAACACTGCACTCCCTTGCGCTTTACGTGCTGCTGTACCTCGTCAATCTCACATCCATACAGAGGCATGTCATGCTCCAACTGGTTTAAGTTTCGTTCAAGTTGGGTTGAGTTTCGTTCAAGCTTTTCCACCTTCTGGGCAAGTTCAATTGTCCCCTGCGCAATCACCTGTATCTGCTCTAATGGTGTGAGTGGTTTCTGATAACCGCCATTCTTGCGAATGCTCGGCAATACCTCGGACGTTACCCAGTGCTTGAATCTCTTTGCTGTTGGCAACTTGCTGCTGAGAATCAAGCTATACAATCCAGATTCGTTGATAAGCCATCCTCCTCGCTGCCCCAAACTCACTAACGATTCGTTATTGAGTTTGTCCTCTTCGTCAATGTGATCTGCGATTGCCTTACTTGCATTTTGATAACCCAAAATGGTTGCAACATCTTTTCCTACAAACCACGGTTCACCGTCAATCACTTCTGTTCTGATCTCTCCAAATTCTGCATTCTGGAATGTTGTAAGATCGCCGTTAACTACCTGCTTTTCTTCCACTGTTGCTTTCTCCTCTTCTACTTTATTTTTTAAATTCTCTACTGCTTTTTCAAACAACGCATCTACCTTGCCCTCTGCTGTCTCTTCAAGTGGCTCCTTAACTGCTTCTTCTGGCTTTTCTCTGTCAGTGGCATCTGGCTTTTTTTCCTGTTTTGTAGCGTTATGCAGCCAGTTTGAGAAATCTGATATAGTATCCGGAGATAGCTTGCTACGTTGGCACAGATTGCGTACTCCTGCAATGCTTATAACATTGATGCAGCGTGTGCCTCTCATTGACTCGCTGACAATCTGCTTTAAGTTTTCTTCGCCTGCATAGCGGTTAGTATATACGCTTCCGTATCGTTTAAAGCCTAAAGCCCTGCAGATATCTGTTGAGTAGAAATACATATTCTCGTCAATCAATGTTGCTCTGATTTTTCCAAAAATCGCGTGATGGAAAACCTTAAAATCTCCTGCATCGTTTTCATAGTCCTGCTGTTCACCCTTAAAAAGGGGAAGATAAATTGTTCCACTGGGCGAATCCTCTAAATACGCGACATCGTAGTGGATTCTATTTGCTACCCCCATAAGTAAGTTGCTAGTCTTTGCCTGTGCTTTCTCGCACAAATTCATTACTCCGTCAAGGTCAACTAGATTTGCTTTCTTCAAGCCATTCTTAATCTGCTTGATATGCTCTTTTCCTGCATATCTCTGCGCATATGTACCTGTCCATGTGCCTTTTCCAAGGATTCTGCAAATGTCAGCAGCGTAAAAATACGGTATAAAATTGATTTTTTCAGTTCTAATTCTTCCGACCTCTTCGGTTATGTACTCTAACATGTGTACTCCTTTCTTGTGCTATTCCAATAGTTACAAGGTCTGCGCAAACCTGATCACTCCGTGCAGGAGTCGAACCTGCATTACCCAAAGGGTAATCCGTGCGGAGCTGTAATTTAGTTAAATTTCAAGGTATTCATATTCTTCAAGTGCTGCATCAATTTCCACCTGATCAAGTGCCTTATCATGATAGATTGTGTGGCTTCCTATTGTGATCTCGCGAATTATGCAGACATGAAGGGATTCATCAATAGTATAATTTGCTCCTGTTCCAACTCCTGCATATTCGTATAGCAAAGAACATAATGCATTGATCTCGCCAACATTCCAAGCTGTAGCTACACTAGTCGGGAAAAGAGTGTCAGGCATTCTACAAACTATATTGGAAATCTTATGGATAATATCTGTTACTTTCATTTCTTACCTCCAACCTTGTATTTCATCAGCAGATGCTTATAGCCATCAATGATTCTCTGGATATCTTCGCTATTTCTGTCCTGCCCTCTAGCCGCCTTTTCTTCCATCCACTCTGGCTCTACACCAGAATATGTAACTTCTTGCACCAGATCGCAATCGTCTGATGATGCGAAATACTGCACAAATGTCTTGCACCTGCAGAAACCTTCAAGGCACAACGTTAATCTGGTAATTTTGTCCATAATCTCAGTGAAATCATACGGAACATGCTTTCTTGGCTTGTATAATCTGATGATCTTACCGTCTGTAAGCTCTACAATGTAGCCGCATCTTCTTTTTGAAAACTCCTGCATTTCTCTGCTACACGGATATACCTCAGTCTTGATGATCTGCATGTACTTCTTTCTCAGCTCCTTCTGTGTCATTCCTCTGCACCCCCTAAAGCTCTCTTATACTGCTTGATCATTGCTTGATATCCTGCGATAATACGCTTTATGTCTCTCTTCCAGAGTTTGGACACCTTTTGCGGATTCTCAGATATCCAATCAGGCTCATCCTCTGCCTTGTAGCAAACTGTATGTACAAGTTTGCATCCGTTCAGCAAACTAATCGCTCTACACTTGTGAGTCCCCTTGAGACACTTTCTCAGCGTTCCTACGTGTTCCTCGAAGTAATATATATCGCCAAGGCTCTCAGGCTTTTTGATACTTGTGATTCTCTCGCCTGAAAGCTCAATAAGGCATTCATTTTGGCGAATAACATAATCTTGCATATCCTCACTGTTTGGATATACTTCGTTTCTGATTATCCACTCGAATTTTGATCTTAACTCTTTGTCTGTCATTGTCTTTCCTTTCTGTGTTGATTATCTGGTAACTGTGATACAAAAGTTCGGTTAACCTTTGCATTCAGTGCATTTTCTATTTCTTTGATTTCGTCTTGCAATTTGGCAGTTGCTAGTTTTTCTGCACTATCCTTGTCATAGGTTTCAATGATGCATCCTGCTACCAATTGCCAATCTACGTAAAAATGTACCGTGTATTTATGCACCCACATCCCCCTTTCTCTTTCTGTTTACCTCGATGCTCTCTAGCTCCTGTCCATGCTCTCTGCACCATATCTTGTACAGCTCGGTGAGGATGTTCTGTGCCGCCTCTTTGCGGCTATCCTCTGGCAACTCACCCAAGCTATTGACTTCCAGCCCTTTTATGTAAAACATTTCCTCACCTCCCTACATTGAACTATCAAACAGCCTTAGAAAGTCTATATGCGCCCACGCTTCTCAACAGCCTTACAGCTTTTTCAAAATCTGGAGCGTATCCGCAATCTCTGAGAAGTACTGCACAATCTGTAAACTGATTATTGATCATCATGCATGTTTCATGATATGCACTCTTCTTTACCTCGCTCTCTGGGTCATTCATGTATTCTCCAAGCAGGTGTACACCCTCTGCTACAAGCTCGTCAAGCTTATCAAGCTCGGTTTTCAGTCTGTTTTCTGTCTCTTTGCTCATTTTTCCCTCCATACACTAGAATCATTTAAAATGGTTGTTGTTCTTTACAATTTCGACCGCTTTCTTAACACTGATTGCCTTGAAATAGTTGTGAGGTAATTCTGCAGTAGACATTGTGATTCCATTTTTCTCTAAATCAGCTACAATATCGCTTACAATCTCCTGTTTTAGAGTTTCAATATACTTCAACTGATTTTCATTACGCTCGCTGACAGTCTCATAATTGCTTTCTAAGATTCTGATACGGCGAATCAGTTCTTCTTTACTCTTACTTTGTAAAGTACTGTATTCCAACGGTTTCTGAGTAGCCGTAAAGCCGCCACATTCTAAGACATCTAAAATATTTGTCATATTTTCAACCCTTTCTGCCCGTCTTGCCGTTAGCTCAGCACTGGTTACTTGCTTTCATAGATTTTTCTTCGATTCAAGTAGTTCCATACCTTCTCGCGGTTCTTGCTACCTCTCTGTAGCATCTGCCGTGCGGTCTTTGTGTCCATGCTGATAAGCCTTGCAAGCGTTTTGGCTGCGTCCATGTACTTTTTCCACTCCTTCTCGTATGCCTTACTACTTGCCGCTTCAAGCTCTGCATTAAGTGGATCTTTGTCCCATGCGTCATCCGCTTTGTCACTTTCTTCTTCCAATCTCTCAAGCTCTATAAGCTCCTTTTCGAGTAGTTCAAGTCCTACTCCTGCAACCGTCTCAGCAATCTCTTTCTGCTCATCTTCGCTGTAGTCCTGCTCTGGCTTGAAGTCGATATATGTTACTTCTCTGTCGGCTTCCTCTGGTGTGGGTTCATCTGTGGTTTCCTCTGCAACATCTTCTGCCTCAGTGGTTGAAAGATAATGCTTATAAGGCACACCGTAGTAGTATTCAAACTCATCAAATGTGCAGTTAAAAGTTTCTATACAAGCATTAACGCTGCCTTTCAAAGATGAGATTCGATTTGTGCATGGCTCTACACCTCTACACTCAAGTGTCATTGTGTTAACGTCAAAATCGAAGGTTGCTTTAAATAACCACTCATTCTTTGCAAAATCGGTATAAACTGTAACGGTTCTGGTATTGGATAAGTTTCCCATGCTGATTCTCACATAGGAAATAATTGTCTTGTCAACCTCCTGCAATCCCTCTGCAAGTCTGTTCAGTTCTCTCTTGATTGTTTCATCCTTCCATGTTTTCATATCTTTGTTTTCCTTTCTGTCAAGCTGTTATCTAACTTGTGAGTTTATAATAGCACACCTCTACTAACATGTCAATAGTTTTTTAGAAAAAAGTTTAATTATTTTATTGACTTGTTAGAATTAGTAAGATATACTATATAATGTAAGGAGGTGTCTTTATGCAAGAAATGAAAGACAGAATAATATCTATAAGAAAAGAAAGCGGATTAACACAAGAAGAGTTCGGAAAAGAACTAAATCTATCACAAAACTATGTGTGGATGCTAGAAAGTGGAAAGCGTGCACCAAGCGCAAGGACTATTATAGACTTGTGCAAGAAGTTTCAAATTAGTGAAGAATGGCTACGCACTGGCGAAGGGGAAATGAAAGCCCCGATGACCAAGCAAGCTGAAATTGCAGAGATCACAGCACAACTTTTTCGCAAAGAAGAAACCGATCCAGAGACATACAACTTTTTGGTTGCATTAAACAAAACTCTTTTGCAGCTGGATGAAACCCAAATGCAAGCTGTGTTGGACATGATCCGCAAGCTTAATGCTGCGATCAGTAAGGGGGAAAAGTAAAAAAACGCTGCATTTCCGCAGCATATTACCGCACTCAGTAAAAAGGTAAAAAAAGAAAGCAGGGACTTAAAAAAAGTCCTTGCTTTTTTTATTCATCGCACTTATAGTTAGGGTTGTAAAGGGTTCATACATCTTTTATACTTTTCTCTATGTGGGATAACCACAAAAGGCAAGTACCTTTATCCTTTCTGTCTGCCCTTCGTGCTTCCTTTCGGCACGAGGGGCGTTGTGTGAAAAGAACTCAATATTTCTCCGTATTTAGGGGGTCAGAGCGATCTGATCCCCTTTTAAATTGCTTGCGTTTTACTACTATTTGTGATATAATATTTTTGGTTTTATGAGACAGACTTTCTGGTTTATGTCTTTTTATGGCATCGAGTTGGCAGCTCGGTGCTTTTTCTTGGTCTTTTTCTTAATTTATATAAGAAGTGCATTTACTTTTAAAAGGGAATGTGATATAATAAGGAAGAGAAGGGAGGTGGAAAAAAATGGAAATCGGTGATAGAATTTTACAGATATTGAAGATGAAGGGAATGAAACAGGCAGGATTGGCACGAACTTTGCAAATTTCGGAGTCGGCAGTATCCAACATGTGCAGTGGAAAAAGCAAGCCAAGCACGCAGAGTATCACGCTGATCTGCGAGAGATTCGGCATTCGTGAGGAGTGGTTGAGAACCGGAAAGGGCGCGATGCAGGTTACATCATGTGCGGAAGTCTCCAACATCGCAAGCCAACTGAGGCAACTTGATCCCACATCAAGCCGTTATCAAGTCGCAATTGAGGCTGTACAGTACGTCTTGCAGCTCTCAGAGGATCAAGCGCAGAGTTTTGGGGGCATACTGTGCAACCTCAAAGAACTCAAACAAGCTACATCCTAAGCAAAATTTCATAAATTAACAGCAACACATCTTCATTTTGTGTTTGCAACATATCGGTTATCTTTTTAATCAGCATCTTTTTCATTTACGGCTCCTTTCTGGACGCGTTTAAGCGTACGGTAAATAGCTAACAGGGTAACAAGATCAAAGGTTTGCAGCAGGTTAGATATCTTTTTTATAAGCTCCTTTCTATCCATATGATGCACCTCCTTAAAAAAAAGATGTTTCCATGCTAACACAAAGAAGAAAGCGATATAATACTTTTTTTAACACTTTTTACATGACTAATCATGTAAACGTAACACAAGAAAGGATACAGAAAAGGAAATGGAAGGAAAGAAAAGGGCGGCTATATATGTCCGTGTATCAACCGCAGAACAAAGAGATCACGGCTTATCAGTAGATAGCCAGATTGATGCGCTGCAAAAGTATTGCCGCGAGAACAGTCTGGACGTCGCAGGCATCTACAACGATGCAGGAATCAGCGCACGCAAGAAGTACAAAGCACGTCCTGCGCTGCTACAGCTTATACAGGATTGCAAAGATCACAAAATTGATATCATCCTTTTCACAAAGCTTGATAGGTGGTTTCGCTCCGTTGCGGACTACTATGAGGTACAGAGTCAGCTTGATGCCGCAAAAGTGCCTTGGAGAGCTATCTGGGAGGACTACGAGACGGAAACGTCCGCAGGTGTGTTTAAAGTCAACATTATGTTGAGTATCGCCCAAGCTGAGTCAGACCGCACCTCAGAGCGTATCAGAGCGGTTAACGAGTATCGCAAATCGCAGGGATATATCATAGTAGGTAAGATGCCGTTGGGATATATCCGCACATCAGCATCTACCATAGACTTTGATCCAAAGACTAAGGATGCTATGCAAACCTTTTTTGACACCTACCTAAACACATACAGCCCAGTGCAAGCCATGGATGCAGCTGCCGAAAAGGGCTTGAAAATGTCTCGAAAAACCGCCCATTTTTTGCTTGATAAAGAGCCGTACTACGGCACTTACTATGGTGTATCAGTGCCAGGATATATCACACCTGCACAACATGAGCTTATACAGCAAGCAAGGCAGCATTATCCCAGGCAGCCAAAAGCAGACAGAGTATATATTTTTACAGGGTTGATCTTCTGCGCAAGTTGTGGTGCAAGGATGGGATCAAAGTGCACTTGCTATACAAGCTACGGCAAACCAAGCGAAAAGCTATACTATCAATGCCGCATGAGAACTGTGCGGAGAGGAGAATGCAAAAACGCTGCATTCATCATGGAGCATAATCTGGAAAGCTACATGATAGATCATCTGGAAGAATTGATTGTAGATTATAACGCAAGCGTTCAGAAGCTTGCAGCGAAAGCAAAAAGCACCGAGGGAAAAATTGAGAAGATCAAGGGGAGATTGGAACGGCTGAAAGATATATACCTTGATGGCGATATGAGCCGTGCTGAGTATCTTGAAAAGACAAAAGAGCTGAAAGCACAGCTTGCGGAGCTTGAGAGTTTGGCAGCACCTGCGCTACCAGTCAGCCAGATGCCAGATAACTGGAGGGAAGTTTACGAGCAGCTGTCAAGGCAGGGAAAGCGAGATTTCTGGCACAGAGTTGTGAGGAGAATCGAGATCAAGCGTCACTCAGTCGACAAGGTGTACTTTGTTTAAATTTTTGTGCAATTTTTTTGTACTTACTTTTTGCTATTATGTCACCTTGTCACTTATCATAGTAACATAATAGTAAAAAATATCAATAAAAAGCACTGATTAAGTGCAAATATATGCTTTACAAAGTACCAAATCGGTGCTATACTATAGCCATAACAAAGAAAGGAACTGCCAAAGGTAGTAAGGTAAAATATGGTGGAAGCAAAGGAAATTATTGAAAGACTAGACGCAAAAAAAATTCTGGAAACAGTAAACAACGAAGGTGCAACAATAGTAGCTGTTCGTCATTGCTGTGATGATGAAGATTATGCTGTAGGTGATTGGTGCAGAGATAGCTATGATTGGAATATAGAGCTTGATCAAAGCAGCTACTATGATGATGAGCCAAATGAATTACCAGGCACTTGTGGTATTGGCATTTGGCATTTTACAGATTTGGACTCTGACGAAGTTGACGAAGCTAAAGAGCTTTTAAGCAGAGCTATTGAGAAAGCATCTTGCTATCTTGGAAGATTAGCTATCATAGTTGGCTATAAGGGCTATGAGTATGGGCAAGACGAGGATGAAGTAATCATTAGAGATGCGCAGGTAATCGCACTATTATGAGGAATGAGTGGAATGGTAAAAAATAAAATTAAAATTGGAGATGTATTTGGACAATGGGAAGTAATAGGGCAAGGCAACAAGCCCTATTACTCAAAGTGCAGATGTACTTGCGGTACGATTAGAGATGTAAGCAATAGATCTCTTTGCGCTGGTGATTCTAAATCTTGTGGATGCAATAAGGAATACTTAAAAGCCAGACGAAAAGAATCCTCGGTTAAAACTGGTGATCGTTTCGGAATGTGGGAAGTGATCGGAGAGTCAAGCAGGCCATATTCGGTTATGTGCAAATGTGACTGTGGAACGGTTAGAAGTGTATATAGTCGCATGCTATTAGCAGGCAAATCTAAATCTTGTGGATGCAATAAGGAACATGTAAAAACTACTTCAAAAAAAATATCCGAATCCAACTTGAGAATTGCACAAAAAAAAG